CCCATACTTAGGGAGATTCGTTACAGGATCTCCTTCCTCACCACCCCAAATATTGATCGAATCAATGTTAGGATAATTTTCTAACAGGATATTTTTATGATCCTGCTTTGAAACGCAGCGGTTCTGAGTCTCAAAGTGCTTAGGAGCATTGAACTTGATAGAGTTGATCGACTCACGATCTGATCCACCATTAGCAGGTGAAAGTGTAGTGACCTGTATACTCTGATAACTACCGATATTGTCAACCAGAATGAAGCTGTTAGCTCCGTTGGGTGCATCTGCCGAACATGCAATATACTGAGCGGTTACGATGCTTCTGTCTGCCGGCTTCTTTGCGATAACATCATCACCAAAATAGACTTGGTATTTGAAGTTCTCAACTTCCTGAAGGAAGTAAACTTTATCAACATTCACCAAATCAGAAATGTTGTGGTACAACCGATAGGTTGAAACATTCGTGTTTGAGATGTTATCCTGCACTTTGACAGCCAGAGTTGTGGTGTCAATATTCGCATTTGGAATGATGAACTTCTGAAGAGGATCAGTCTCATCAATGATCCAAGTGAACGAAAGGCCGAATCCTTCCTTTAGTTCCAATTCAGCTTCATAGGTGTTTGTGACAGGATTATATTCGAGAACATATACCTGATTCGTAATGAACGTATAGGTCTTGTTATCGACTCTGGTTGAGAACTTACAGAACTTAGGTATTGTTAGATATGGTTCAGGGTTCACACCACCAGTGATCTTCACCTTAACGATTGCCGTTGAAGCTCTCTTGCTTCGAGGAAGGTAATCGAGCATCTTTGCCTTAGAGACGACAGACTGGCGCAAATCTGCGCTGTCTAAGAACATCTCGTTGGCAACCATGTTCAGATAGAAGGCATTGTAATACGAATTGAAAGACAGGATATCCAGAAGAACTGAAAGACCTGAACCCTCAAAATTGTAGTCTGTGAATTGAGCCTGACTCTTAAGGAAGGTCTTTAGATTCTGTTTTATGGCGTCAAAGTCTAACGTAGTGATTTCGTACTTTGCGTTGGTTCCTGCCATTAACGTATCCTCTCTAGAATAATGTCTACAGTTATTGGTTCTGGGCGATTGAGAATTCGGAAAATAATCGAAACGTTGATTGCGTGAGCATCAGGATTATTCTCCTGAATGACATCTAACACCTCAACTCTAGGTTCATATGCAGCTAAGACTTCCTTGATTGATCTTTCAATCGAAGCTGTAGTGAGTGGAGTGAAATTCTCAAACAGTAGGGCTGTTACAATACAACCCTTTTCAGGGTGAAATGGACGCTCATAAGGCTTAGTTAGGATCAGAGTCTTAACTGATTGCTTAATGGCGTCTACATCTGTGATGGGGACGATATCCTTCTTTAGAGGATGTATCGTGAAATTAAGATTTATATCCTTGAATTTAGCCTCTGGCATCTCAAGGTTATTTAGACCTTGCGATAGAAGGCTCTCATAATGGCTGTTGCTTCAGGTTTGAATCCTGGTAGAAACGTGACAATTGTTCCTGAAAGAGTATAGTGAACACCAACAGTCTGAAGCAGTCCATTCACGAACAATTGCAGAGAAGCACCAACAGGAGCGTTAGCAAGGGTGAATACACGATTTGTACCATCAATCGTTCCAGTCGGGGTTTCGTTGTCAACAAAGATAGTGGAACTTACAACTGAACCTATATTTGCGATTAAGGCTTCAAGATAGGTGAAGTTGTCATTGATTACGGTCCTGGAATCTCTTACGTAATCTGACGGCTGAATAGTGGTAAGTGGCATAGTTTCCTGATATTTATCCGGCAAACACGTTGTTAGAACCAGTACCTATTGAGGTTCCACAACTGATCAAATCGGTCACACGAGCGATAGGAAGATTATTCACAAACACAGACATAGAACCTGTTGTTGTGATAGCTCCAACGTGAGGCGGAGAACAATGCGGAGCCCATGTATCTGTCTTCCTGTGACACTCTCGGTTATTTACAAAGACATTCGAGGAGCCTTTAAGATTGGGTCTAGGTGGACATATGGGAGGATGTCCAAGACATTGATCTCCCTTTCGTGCTACTGCTGGCATTGTTACTCCTTAGAAGCGGATCGTTTGCTTGCTTTACCGCTGTTCAACCAGATATTTGATGCATCAAGAGCAATATCACCTGAGGCTGTAAGTTCAATTTCATCCGCAGAGATATTTAAACTCCCCTCAACTTCCTGAGTCACATCACCTTTCACTAGCATATTCACATTACCATCAATCTGTATATTGAAGTTGCCTTTAATATATAGATCGGCTGTTCCGTCTATCGTTTCGGTCTTGTCACCTTTGACGTGAATGTAATCATCTGCTAGGATAACACTGTAGCGATCTTTGACAATACGCAGGACACGGTTGCCTTCTTTGTCGATCTCTTCAAATGATCCTGAACGATTGTAGCGATGGGTGCGTTCAGCTTCTGGAGTGTCATCAACCTCTTCAATGTGGCCGCTCTCTGACTCCTTAACATGATTGTAAGGATACTGAGCATTGTACGTTGTATCGGGTTGTTCCCATTTACCACCTAGAGCTTGAGGGATGTTTTTGTCGCGAGTCTTTCGTTTCTCCGCGACAATAGTTTCCGCAATCTTCTCATTGCGTGCTAAACGATTTGTGTCTGGTTCGTTGAGATAATCAGGAAGGGGATAGTCACCATTCGGATCATAGAAACCTAAAGCAGTGTTTGGTGCTTCTTCAGGAATACCACCAATTGTTCCTATGATGACAGGTTCTTGAGCATTCGTGCTGTCTCTGAAGAACCCGATGACATGAGTGCCGCAAACTGGACCTAGAGGAGTTTCACCAATACCATTCATTGCAGCAGACGTGATGGGTTGCATCACATGTGCCCAGGGGAGTTCATCTGTGGGGATAAGGACCTTATTGTCCGTGTGCCATCCGAATACACGCACACGGACGCGGCCTAGTTTGAGGGGGTCTAATCTGTCTTCTACAACTCCCTGGAACCAACAGAAGGGAGTTATGCCCATGAAATTGTTAGGGTTCATCAACCCATATTTAGTCCCACCAAGTCCTTAATTTTCTCGAAATCATTTTTGCCAATAAGTCCAGATCATGCTGATGAACCTTCTCAGACATTTCAAAAGACCACCTCAACTTCTTACCATCAGCTTCACTCATAGGCTTAAGACGATTACCTTCAAACTCAATATCAGGAAAAATAATATTATGTCCTGTATTCCAGTTCTCCATGTAGTTGTCTTCACTCAAACGTCGGCAAAGGTTCGCAGCGATCATCAACTCCTTTGCAGTTTCATCCGAACGCTGAAAATGACCATATTTTGTATGGTGTTCACTCATCCGTCGGAACTTAAACTCCATGAGCTTCAGAAGGAAATGCTTGTCCCAATCTCTGTCTTTCCAAATGATAGTCTTGTAGGCCCAGAGATTCTGAAGACCATATTTGATATTGCGAAGTGTATCTTCGACATTTCTTTCAAACCACAGACTCGCGTCAATCATGAAATCTTCCAGACGTTCTTTCAACGTATGTAAATGTTCCTTGTAGGACACTTGTATTCCTCTTTCATACCATTCACGTAGGCGTTCAGCAATGATGCCGTTTCTTTGAAGTCTCGATGTAAAATACCTCTCGCTCCACATAGTGCCCAGTCTCGAATGTTAAGGTAGTTGTCGTCAATCAGGATGTCACTTGGGTCTTTAACATAGTTCGCCTTTTCCCAAGGATTTGCAACAATATGAACCACTTCTTTCGGTAAATTGAAGTGTTTCATACAAGAGTCCCATTTATCTTGGTAAGATCGAGGAATCTTGTTTGATGCTGCGGTCAGAACCATTGTTTCAACGTTCGGATCGTTTCTCACAATGTTCAATAGGTCGAGAGAATAAGGCATAGGTTTGAGACTGGCGAACCAACTAGGGCGATATCTCGTAATTGCAGCCCAAGCTTTTTCACGTGAACCCAAGTCGCGTACTAATGGTTCAAAAGGTTCATCGAAGTTTATCAAAACTCCATCAAGGTCAAAGTATACTCTAATCATCGTGTTAAGAAATAGTCTAATGTTACAAATGCCGAAATCCAAAATAATGGTAAAATTAAAAGTAGTGGGAAATTATAAGCCACAAAGAAAAACGCTAAAATACCTACAAGAGAAAGAGCAATCATAAATCCCCATGCAATAATGGGTTGCACAGTTCTCCTGTAAAACTCTTTAAGATCTCTCTTAATTAGTTGATTCATCATGGTATTGTGCCTATCTTAGTTTAATCGTAAAACGTAACACACCATAACTCAAAGCAGCAAGTGCCCAAAGGAGCATTATGGATTGTCTAGGTTCTTTAAGTACCCAACAAATTAATACATAAACAATCATACCAACAACGAGTAATAGGTATGAGATTGCCAACCATTTCCATATCTCCAACAATACATACACGGTTTTGTTCATGGATATTAATCCTCATCAATCCAGTTAAGCAGATATATTAAAGAAGATATACCCCATATCCCAATTAAAACTTCTTTAGGGGCTGCAATCACGATGTTGGTGATCACACATCCAAAGAATAACAGTGTTGATACTGTCCACACTGTAAACGGTAAATCACGATATCTCATAATCCAACATAACTCCTTAAATGTTCAGTTGCTTCAATATCCATCACAAGGTGAATGCGTTCAGTATCACCATGATTGATTGCGGTGTGAGGTTTCCGTGTGTCGAGATAGAATGCTTCACCTTCCTTGAAGTTGATTGCTTTCGGTTTTGCATCGACTCCCCACACAGAGAAAATGACACCAGGATTCGTCTTCAATGGAACGTGAATTCTCATGACTTGTCCAGGGCGAACACCAGAGTCTTTATCAACCTGATCTGTGTGTCGCTGAAGTTCTCCACCACCCGGACGCAGACGCATGAAACGAACACGATGTATTGCACCTGGTCCAGCAAATCGTCTTGCAATCTCCATTGCTTCAGGGAACTCAGCAGCAAGCGCAGTGTCCTGAAGCTTGAACTCCCATGATTCGTGTTCTTTCAACCACTTCTCGTTCATCTCTGCCGGCTTTGTGATGAATCCAGGATCATCAGTGTAACCACGAAGTGAAAGAGCACCCCATGATTTGTCCTTGTTATAGTTTGAATAGTGGTTCGTGAAGTTGAGATCGAAGTTCAGAAT